CACGGCACTTCGAGCACTCGAACTCGATCTCCTCCCGCTTCCACGTCTCCCACCGGCGCATCTCCGGCTCCGGAACCGCTACCCACTTCTCAGGGTCAACAGTGCGCATGCTCTATCTCCTATCAGTAGTGCCGGACCGAGCGGTCAGTGATCGGGCGGCCAGCGATGAACCCGGCGCCCTTACCAGCGGCCGGGCGGTACTTCTGCACGGCCGGGGCCTTACGGGACAACGACGGGAACCCCTCGTAGGCCAGACGGTCGCTGACGTACGTGCCGGGCGTGTCGCCCGCCTCGAACGCATCGAAGGACGGGCCGTCAGCGAGATCGTCGATCCCGACGCCGGCGGTCGCAACACAAATGCGGTTCACCTCCCGGTACCAGTCCTCGAAGGTGTCGTAGTTGTGGGTCATGGTGGTGCCTCCTCAGGCGGTAGTGGTCGTGCCTGCCCCGGTCGTGAACCGGAGAGCCGGGCGGTCCCGGTCAGGCCGCTGCCTCAGCAGCTAGTCCAGCAGGCATCCGGCCCGAGGACGATGCTCGTACGGTACGCCATCAGCGCCAGCAGCGCCAACAGCCCGAGCAGGAACAATGTATCGAGCAGGCGCGACATCACACTTCCTCAATCCAGAACAGGTGCGGCACCAGCAGGCCCCGAGCCTTCAGCCCCTCGTACACCTGCACACCGATACGCTGAATCTCGCCGTCCTCGGGGACCTCCCCGAGCGTGTCCACGAGATCCTCGTAACCCTCCAACTGCTCGGTCCACAAGTTCGACGGGATCAGGCACACCGTGCGGCGGCGCTTCGGGGCGGACGCTGCAAGCTGCACCGGCGCACCCTGAACACTCACGTTCTCCACGAGGTTCGTGAGGGTGTCGACGTACGCCTCGGCCGTCTCCTCGGTGATCTCCATGTCCGAGTACCCGATCACGTCATCAGCCTTCGCCTCGCACGTCAGCCAGCGGGGGTTCGTGCGGATCGCCTCGGGCAGGTCCGGGTCGAAGTCCGGATGATCGACCACGTTCCCGAGGCCCTCCTCATTCTTGACCACCTTGTAAGCCAGATGCTGCCAGGCCAGGCCCATTTCCTCGCAGATGGCCCGGAACCGCTTGTTATGGTACCGGTTTTGCCGGGACACGTCCTTCACGCCCCGGGTGATCGCAACCGTATGGGCCGCCTCGTGGATCAGCGTCTGCAACAGGCGCACCGGGTGCTGCGCCAACGTCTCCGCAGCGATGAACACCTCGTGGAACCGGTCGACCGGCGCCTCGGGGTCAGCGTCCGGCATGCGGTACGTCGACCAGTTCGGGGACAGTGTGACGTGCCCCATCTTCAGCCCGGCACGCTTACCCTGACGGCCCGAGCCCGTGATGAACACGACGTTCGGGATGACGTCCGGGTGGCGGTCGTGAATGTCGGCCCATGCGGATTCGAGGGCGGCGATCGTCTCGCTGCCGAGCGCAACCGGGCCGGTCGGGGTGGTGGTATTGGTCATGGTGGAACCCTCCTCAGGGTGGTGGTGACGGCGGGGATCCATCCCCGCCCCGGGGACACTAGTCCCAGATTCTGACACTCGCACGTCAGGACGGTGTGACATTCGTCACACCTTCCCGTGGAAGTAGGTCGACACGAGCGAACGGACGGGGACGGCGGGGACGGCCGGGGACGCCTCAGGGGATGACGATTCCGCAACAGGATGAGGCAAACTAGGGTCCGTCCCCGGTATCCCCGGAAACTCAGGGGGGTACGTGTAAGGATCCTCGGGCACGTCAGGAAGTGCCCCTATGTCCCCGGACGGGGACGGCGGGGACACCGTCTGACCCGCCCGGCGGGCAGCATCCCGATACGCCAACCGGCGGTCGGGATCGCACGACACCCGCCCCGAGTCGACATGAACGTGCCACACCTCGCGGGCACCACCCCGGCCGTGAACCCGCCACTCGGGCAGGATCCCGGCCCCACACTCACGGCACGGCCGGGCCGTCACCGGCCGAACCTATCCGTGAGGGCAGCGTCCAAGGCCCAACGGTCGGCGTCAGTGTGGGCCGTCTCACCGTAGAACACGGCCGCCACCCCACCCGCCACGGCGTCGACCACCCGAGCCCGGCAGCCGTCCGGCGTCGCCTCAACCCGCCACCGGCCGCCGTGGACGGCGTCCACCCCGTACCCGGCGCCCGTCATCGCAGGGTCCCCGGACGCTCGGGCAACCCGAGCGCCGCACGCTCGGCCGCTGACGCCTCAACCGGCCCCGGCGCCCCCCGATCCTCATCACCGGGCGGTAGCTCCCACCCGTAGGCCCATCGTTCAACACTCGCACGGCGCATGTGCGCCCCTTTCTCTCTCACGGCCCCCGGTCGGGGGCACGTCGTCCCCTGCCCCGGCACGACCCGGACGGCGCCCGTAGCGCCCGGCAGGGGTGAACCCGTACGGGTTACAGCCCGGTGAGATCGTACCGGTAGGCCACGTCGTGAAGCTGCCGCCACGCCACCCAAGAGATCGCCTGCACGTCATGCGGACGCATCCCGAGTTCCCGAGCCACGCCACGGATAACGGCAGCGCACCGGGCATACGCACCGACCCGTTCGAGTACCCGATCCTCAACCGCACCCCGGCGGCCGCACAACATGTCGACGGCGTGCCGATCCACCGTCACCGGGCCCGCCACGGTCGGGCGCAAAATGTTTGCATAGAACGATCGAACCTTGCGCCCCCCGAGCACGTCGAACGGGTCCGCACCGGCGAGTATGGCGTCAGCCTTACGGCATGCGTCGACGGTGTGCCCGGACGCTGCCCCGGCAGCGCATGCAGCGTCAGCCAACCGGATATTCTCGGCCCAACCGCATTGCGGCGAGAGAGCGGCGAGGACCCCGGCAGCTTGCGCCACCGTCAGCCCGTGCCGGGTCGCCATGTCGGCGGCGATCGAATGCGCAGCCAGATACCACGCCGCACCCTCATGTTCGGCGTCCGGCGAGGCACCGGCGAGAGTGTCCAACAGATTGCGGCGCATGACGTCAGCGGACGGCAGCACGTCAGCCGATCGGCCGATCGCTGCCTGACGGGCCCGGCGGCCCCGGACGGTGGCGGGTGGAAGGTGTGACATGTCGAACCCTTTCGTTCGGTGGTGGTGATGTCGTGGCGTCCCGGGAATCGAACCCGGCACCCCCCGGCAGGGGGGCGCACCGTGGACGCCGGGCGCCGGATCAGCGCCGGGGACGGGCCCCCGACGGGGTATTGAACACGGGTTCATGAGCGTAGTCCAATGCGCATGCGGCGGACGTCATCCCCGAGCGGCGCAGATGGGTCGCCACGTACCGGCGCAACCCCGCCACGTCCGCCACGTTACCGGCGAGGATCACGGCCGAATGCTCGGGAACGCCATCGTTCGCCCCGTCGCTGCCGAACCCGTCCCCGTACGTGATGGCGTACACCGTGCCCCCGTGATCGTCGACGGCCCCGGCGATCTCCCCGGCGATGGCGTAGAACGTGGCACGGGGAACCCGGGACCCGTCCGGCAGTAGGTCCCCGAGCGCAATGGTGAGAACCCGGTCCCGGATCACTCGGGGCGCCGGGGGCGCCGGGTAGCTACCGGCGGCCCGGGCGGCGAGAGCGTCGATCGCCGGGGTACGGGTTGGGGTGGTGGTGGTGCGCATGCGTGTTCCTTTCGTGTTGTGGTGCATGTCGTGGGGCCGCCGGGATTGCACCGGCCGCCGGGCGTCGAACCCGTGCCCCGCTACGGGTCAGTAGATGGCGTCGAAATTGGCAGCGCTAACGGGGATCTCCTGCCACAAGCTGACGGTGTCGCCCCGGCCCGGCGAGATCCACCCGGCGAACGTGTCACCGTGCCCGTACAAGTTCCCCATCTTGGGCAGTCGGCGCACCGTGGCGGTGACGTGCACGTCCCCGGTGATCGACACCCGGACCCGCTGCACGTTCTCAATCTCAACCCACCCGGCAGTGTGAGGCCACTCAATCCGGACGTACTCGCCGGGCTCGGCCCCGTCCCGGAACCCGGCGAGAGCGTCGGCGAGATGCTCGGCGGGGATGTCGCCCGTCATGTTGTGGTGGTGGACCCGGCGAGGCTCGGGCTCGGGCTCGGGCTCGGGGGCGTCGACGATCACCCGGTAGATGGCGTCACCCTTCACGGTGGAGGAGTGCGGCCCGTCCGCCCCGTCGACGTACCCGGCGATGGAATACAAGTCCCGACCGGCACGCCATCCGGTGGTGATGAGACGGGCGTCCTCCACGAGGGTGACGACATAGTCCGGCATTAGTTGGATCCGGTCCCCGGTGCGGAGATCCCGGGCCGCTACCGGGCGGGTGGTGGTGGTGGTGGTGGTGGATTCGTTCGGCATCGCTGCCCCTTTCGTTGTGCCCCCCGTTCGGCGGGGGGTGGCGTGCGGAGCACGGTACCGGGTTGGGGGCGAAACGCAAGGACCCCGGGCGGATTGAAATACGATTGTAACATTACGTCACGGGCCCCGATACGCCCGGCGGGGGCACGTCCGGCGCCCCCGTTCGGGATCGTATGGCAGGGGGGCAGGGGGGCAGGGGGGGTGCCGGTGGCGGGGATGGCGGGGACGGGGGCAGGGTCCCCGCTGCCCCTGCCCCTGCCCCTGCCCGGCGCCCCTACGGGTGGCAGGGGCAGGGGGTGCGCTTGTGGTGGCTGATGTGCTGCCCCCCTGCCTGCCGGGTGGGGGTGGGGGGGTTGAGTGTGGGGGTGCGGCGAGGGGGGTGGGGGGGTGGCCCCCCTGCGCATACCCCCTCCCCCACAAGCCAGCGTTTACATATGGAAATCAACATCCCACTGCGTATTACAGTGACCAGTGGTTTGTCGGGGTTGGGTGGGCACCAACGGTCGGAGGTATGGAGTGTCTGCTAACATAGCGGCATGGCTGCAAACTCAGGAGCCGGTCTTACCGGCAACACGCAAACTCTTACCGGGACGGCGGCGCAGATCGTCGGTCCGGCGTCTTATTCTCGCCGTGTGTGGGTCTACAATCTGGATACTGCTGACGTGTACGTTGGTGGTAGTTCTGGGTTGACGACCTCGAACGGGTTCCCGGTTCCGGCTGCGTCTGGCAACGAGTCGAACGTGTTCGGGCCGATTGACCTGCCGCCGCAGGGCGAGTTGTGGGGTATCGGTGATGCTTCGGCTGAGATCCGGTACCTTGTTCAGGACGGTGTTCCATCTATCTAGTTAGGAGATTCTGATGCCGATGGTGAAGGGTAAGAGGTACCCGTACACGAAGGCTGGTAAGGCTGCTGCTGCTCGGGCGAAGAAGAAGACGACTCGAAAGAATCGGTAATGCCTGCCAAGAAGAAGGCGCCTGCGAGGAAGAAGGCGAAGTCTCGGGTGAACGAGGCGGGTAACTACACGAAGCCTGCGATGCGGAAGCGCATGTTCAACGAGATCAAGGCTGGCGGTAAGGGCGGTAAGCCTGGTCAGTGGTCTGCTCGTAAGGCGCAGATGTTGGCGAAGCGTTACAAGGCTGCGGGCGGGGGGTACAGGAACTGATGCCTAAAGCTAAGTCTCAGAAGTCGTTGGATGCGTGGACGAAGCAGAAGTGGACTACGTCTGATGGTAAGCCTGCTCGTCGTAAGGGCGGCACGACTCGGTATTTGCCTAAGGCTGCTTGGGATTCGATGACTCCGGCGCAGAAGCGTGCGACGAATCGAAAGAAGCAGGCGGGCTCGAAGAAGGGGAAGCAGTATGTTTCCAATACGAAGGCTGCGAAGTCTGCGTCTAAGCGTGCTAGGGGTAAGTGATGCCGAAGAAAGCTGATCCTCGGTTGAAGCGTGCTGGCGTGTCGGGTTACAACAAGCCGAAGCGGACGCCGAATCATCCGACGAAGTCGCATGTTGTTGTGGCTAAGCAGGGTGACAAGATCAAGACGATTCGGTTTGGTCAGCAGGGTGTGTCTGGTGCTGGCAAGAATCCGAGGACGGCGAAGGAGCGGGCTCGTCGTAAGTCGTTCAAGGCTCGCCATGCGAAGAACATTGCGAAGGGGAAGATGTCGGCGGCCTATTGGGCTAACAAAGAGAAGTGGTAGGATCGGGGGCATGCCCTCGGAACATCCCAACACGAAGTTTGATGCGGAGGCTCGTGAGAAGTATCTCACGAGCCTTCGCCGTGGTAACTTGAAGTATGAGTCTGCCAGGATGGCGGGCGTTGCGTATCGTACGGTGGAGCGCCGCCGGGCTGATGACGCCGAGTTTGCTGCTGAGGAGCGGCATGCGTTGGCGCAGGCCCGTGAGGGTGTGGAGAAGGTGCTCTACGATATGGCGCAGCAGGGTGACCTGGGTGCGATCAAGATGTGGTTGACGGCGCATGACCGTTCGACGTATGGCGAGAAGAAGCAGGTGGAGATTGACGCCACACCTAACGCTGTTGCGTTGTCTCAGAACGAGGCGTTGGCGAAGGTGGCGGAGTTGCAGACGACGTTGGAGTCTCGCCGGTTGGCGTTGGAGGCTGACGGCGATGTGATCGACGTCGAGTCGGAGGAGTTGTGAGATGTTCTTCGACTCTGAAGACGACGACCTGTTTGTGTTCTACTGCGGGTGCATCTTCTACTACAGTTTCCCGGATCTGACGTTCTACCCGTGTTCTGATGATTGTGTAGTGATCGAGGAAACGAAGGAGTCGTGCGCTGAGGAGGGATTGTCGATCAAGTGGCTTGACGATGACCGTGATGACTTCTCGGATGAAGATGTCCTTCGGGCGTACAACGATCCGGATTGGGATGACGACTAATGGATGTGGCTGCTCGTGAGGCGTTGTTGTCGATCCCGGAGTCGGATCTGGCGGTTGCGAAGCCTGAAGAGATCGAGTTGTATGCTCGGGCGTTGGAGTTGCATACGCAGATGCTGTCGCCGCTTGACTATGCGGTGTCAGTTTCTGACGCTACCCGGTATCGTCATATCGAGTTGTTGAACCGTTGGATCATGGCGCTCATGGAGGGGCGCATGTATTTTGACGGGCCGGGCCCTGTCCCGGTTGATTCGGGCGATGTTGACGAGGTTGGCCGTCCGATTCTGGTACATCCGATCCGGGGCGACTCGCCGGTGTACAACGTGGCGATCTCGATGCCGCCACGGCACGGCAAGTCGTTTCTGGTCTCTGAGCATTTGCCTGCCTGGTTCTTGTCGAACTATCCGCAGTATTCGGTGTTGTTGGCTTCGTACGAAGCGACGTTTGCCAGTTCCTGGGGCGGCAAGGTGCGGGACCATATTGTTGACCATCCCGAGTTTGGGATCGAGGTGACGGGCGGCCGCCAGTCGTCCAAGATGCAGTTCGATCTCGAAGGCCACCGGGGCATGATGAAGTGTGCCGGTGTGGGCGGCCCGTTGACGGGTTCGGGCGGTCAGCTGATTATTGTGGACGACCCGGTGAAGAACGCTGAGGAAGCGATGTCGGCTACGATCCGGGACGCTCAGGAGGCGTGGTGGCATTCGACGCTGTACTCTCGTCGTGAGCCGTGGGAGGACGGCACGCCGTGCCGTGTGATTCTGATGGCGACCCGCTGGCACGAGGACGATCTGACGGGTAAGCGTGTCCCGGAGGAACCCAAGATGGGGGACAACTGGGCAAAGATCAACCTGCAAGCTATTTGGACTCCGAGCGACGATGAACCTGCGGACCCGTTAGGCCGTGAAGAGGGGCAGGCGTTGTGTCCGGAGCGGTTCACTGCTCAGGACCTGATCGAGATTCGGGACGGGTCCGCTGAGGGTTCGATGTGGTTCCAGGCCCTGTATCAGGGCGTGCCGTCGTTGGATG